AGCGGTGAAAGCCGAAGACGAACGCGCGGTGATGCAGCAGGACGAGACTCCAGAGCCTTCTCGAAAGCGGCGAGGCCGACGTGCAACACGGCACTGAGATTGGCGCGGTCTGGACGCGGCAGACAGACCCAGTGCTGTCGGCGGTGGACATTGCCGAGGCCAAGGGCCATCTGCGGATCACGGACAACCAGAACGACGGCCAGATCGCCAGCTACATCGCGGCGGCGACGGAAGAGGCCGAGCAATACATGGGCCGCGGCATCCTGACGCAGACGTGGAAGGTGGTCTTCGACTGGTTCGCCAACGAGATGCCGCTGCCGATGGCGGCGCCGCTCCAGAGCATTACGTCGGTCAAGTACTACGACACGGACGGCACCCAGCAGACCCTGTCTACGAGCTACTACGACACCAACACGGTGCGGCGTCCGGGCGCTGTGGTGCTGAAGGCCGGCCAGTCGTGGCCTTCGGTGCAGTCCGAGCGGCGCAACGGTCGGGTGGAAATCATCTACGTGTGCGGCTGGACGTCAGCGGACGCGGTGCCAGAGCGCATCAAGCAGGGCATCCGACAGTTCGTGGCCTATCTGGACTTGGACCGCGACGGGCTCGAGCCGGCGGCACTGGCGGCACGACAGGCGGCGGAGCGGTGCTGGTCGGATCGGATTTCGTGGACGCCTCCTGATTGGTGCTCGTGAATGCGACCAGGCCGCCTCGATAAGTGGGTGACGTTGTCACGGGCGCCGCAGACCACGCCTGATAGCGATGGGTTCTTCGAGGCGCTGAGTCCTGCGGGTGTGTGGGCCGAGATCAATCCGTTCCCGCCGCTGGAGTCAGACGGTGAGCGGACGCAGGCGCACACGGTGGTGATTCGGTATCACTCGCAAGTGACGATGGACACGCGGGTGCTCTTCGGCACGCGGGAGCTGTTCGTGAAGGGCGTGCAGAACATCAACGAGAAGGGCGCGTGGATGCGGCTGCACTGCGAAGAGGTTATCCGCTGACATGGCTGTGAGCGTCAAGCTCGAAGGGCTCGAGCAGTTCAGGGCAGCCCTGCGGAACCTGCCCCAGCATCTGGCGGACGAAGCTGCAGCGGTGGTGCTGGACGCGGCCGGGGATGCCAAGGGCGAAGTGCAGTCGTCGTATACCGAGGGGCCAACGGGCAACCTGCGGCGCGGCGTCACAGTGAAGCAGGAGCATGGGCGGTTCGGCGTCAGGGCCACGGTGCGGAGTCGCGCACAGCACGCGCACCTGTATGAGCAGGGCACGGGTCAGCGGCGCACGCGCACGGGGGCGAACCGAGGACGGATGCCGCAGGCGCCGCAAGAGAAGCGAATGATTCCGATCGTCATCCGCCACCGCAAGCGCATGGAATCCAAGCTCAAAGACATCGTGCGGAAGAACGGGTTCCAGGTGGACTGATGAAGCCCTTCCTGACCGTTATCGTGCCCACGCAAGGCCGCACGACGCTGGCGCGGACATTGGCGAGCGTGCGCGAGCAGGCGGGACCAGATGACGTAGAGATTCTGGTCATCGCTGACACGCACGGGCCGCTTGTCGGAGACATCGAGGGGCCAGCCCGCAAGTATGGCGCGCGGTATCTCGAGCACGACGCCGGCCACCACTGCTGGGGGCACTGCCAGATCAACGTCGGGCTGGAAATCGCCGCGAGGGAGTGGCTGGCTGGCAGTGGTGCGGCGTACGTGTCGTTCAACGACGACGACGACATCTATACACCGGGGGCGATGGACGCCATCGCTGCGGCCATCAGATGTCGCAGTGGTATCGGACCGGTGTTGTTCCAGTTCCGCACGCACTGGGGATCGGTCTTGTGGGACGCCCCACGCGCGGTCGAGACAGAGATCGGCGGGCACTGCATCGTGGCGCCGGCAGAGCGCTGTGGTCGATGGACGTGTCGGTATGCGGGCGACTACGACTTCATCGCCGGGACGTTGTCGTTGTACTCGCCAGCGGAGGCCATGTGGGTGCCCAGAGTGATTGCCGCGCAACGCCCGTGATGTTGGCGTGGCAACCCGTTACGACGTCGGCACAGCTCGAGACTGTCCGGGCCTGTCGCAATGATGGCCGACACACGCTGTTCGATAAGCGGTGGATCGGCACAGAGGAGCAGGCGGCGTGGTGGGCACGGGCGCACGCAGCAGGGGACCAGCTGTTCCTGGTGCGCGAGACGGACGCGGAGGAGTGGGCGGGGTTCTGCTTGTTGGCCCATCGCCCAGACCTGACGCCCACGTGGCCGTGGATCACGCTCGTGGTGTCGGAGCAATGGCGGGGACGCGGGATCGGGACGCACATCTACAGGGATGCGCCGGTATTCGCGGGCGCTGACGTCTGGGCGGCGATGTGGCGCACGAATGCGGCATCCATCTGGGCGGCGATAAAGGCAGGGTATAGGCGCGTGGGAGAGATGGCAGACGGTCGCGTGGACCTGTATAGGAGCGGCGCATGATCCCGCTCTTCCAGGTGGCGATGGCCCCCGACGCAATCCAGCGGGCCAGCGATGTGCTGGCGAGCGGCTATATCGGCCAAGGGGCACAGGTGGAGGCCTTCGAGTCCGCCTTTGGTGCGCTGGTCGAGAGCTCGGTGCCGCCGCTGTCCACGAACTCTTGCACGTCTGCGCTGACGCTGGCGCTGAAGCTGATCGGCGTTGGGCCGGGGGATGAAGTCATCTCGACGCCCATGACGTGCGCCGCGACGAATGCGGCGATTGCCGATACCGGCGCCACGATTCGCTGGGCAGACATCGACCCCATCACTGGCCTGATTGACCCGGACGATGTGCGGTTCAGGCTCCGGGCCACCACGCGCGCCATTGTGGCGGTGGACTGGGGCGGGCGCGTGTGTGATTACGAGGCGCTGAAGCAGCACGGGCTGCCGGTGGTGGAGGATGCCGCGCACGCACTCCTTGCCACTCAGAACGGGCGGGGGCTTCCCGCCGTTGGTGGCGATTACGTGTGCTGGTCGTTTCAGGCCATCAAACACCTGACGACGGTGGACGGTGGGGCGCTCCTGCCTCCGGTGGATCAACTCGAGCGCGGGCGCCTGCTGCGCTGGTATGGGTTGAATCGTCGGTCCAAGGAGTCCTTCCGTGCCGGCCAGAACATCCGCGAAGTTGGGAACAAGTGGCACATGAACGATGTGTCCGCGGCGGTTGGCCTGGGGAACATCGCAGGCGCGGAGGCGCGGGTGGAGCGGTGCCGCGCCAACGCGGCGTATTACGGATCGGCCTTGGGCGATGTGTGCGGTCTGCCGCCAGTCGACCCTGGTGCGGCGTGGTGGCTCTATACCGTGTTGGTCGAGCGCCGCGACGAGTGGGTGCAGGCCATGAAGGCGTGCGGCGTTGAGGCGGGCGTGGCGCACTCTCGGAACGACAGGCACGACGGCTTCGCGCGCATCGTGGCGCACGACAACAGGCCGCTGCCGGGAGTGGACGCCTTCGACGCGGCACAGTTGTGTATCCCGGTGGGCTGGTGGGTGACGGACGAGGTCAGAGCGACGGTGGCGGATGCGATGGCGCAGTGTGCGGATCGTCTGGGGTGTGCGGCGTGAGGCTGCTGCTGGTTCATCCAGGCGCGACGTGGTCCACGGCGGACGTCTACGACGGCCTGCTGTACGGCCTGCGGTGTCACGGCGCGGACGTTGTGACGTATCGGCTGGACACCAGGATCGAGGCGAGCCACAAGGCGCTGCACGCCCTCTGGCGTACGAAGAAGAAGACGCAGCCTGATTTGGCGAAGCCGAATACCGCCGACATCGTCTACCACGCTGGGATCGGTGTGCTCGAGATGGCGCTGCGCCATCAGGTGGACGTCGTGCTCGTCGTGTCGGCCATGCTGCTGCACCCAGATGCGGTGTTGTTGATGAAGCGGGCCGGCTTGCGGGTGGTCGTGCTGTTCACGGAGACGCCCTACGACATCGAGAAGGAGCTGCAGATGGCGGCCCTTGTCGATGGCTGCTGGACGAACGAACGCAGCAGTGTGGCGCAGTTCAAGACGGTCAATCCCAACACCGGGTATTTGCCACATGCGTGGCACCCACTGAAGCACTTCCAGTCAGCCAAGTCGATCGGGGACTTGCCGAGCCATGACGTGGTCTTTGTCGGGTCGGGCTTCCCCGAACGGGTCACGTGGTTCAACAGCATCGACTGGACCGGGATTGACCTCGGACTCTATGGGACATGGAAGGGGTTCGGGCTGAACAAGCAGGTGCTGGCGTGTGTGCGGAGCACGCCGATTGCCAACGAAACGGCGGGCTCGTTGTATCGGCGGACCAAGATCGGTCTCAACCTGTATCGACGGATCAAGGGGTTCCACCGGGACAACCCGAGAATTACCCATGCCGAGTCGCTGAGTCCTCGGGCCTACGAGCTCGCGGCGTGCGGGTCGTTTCACATTTCGGAATACCGGGCGGAAGTCAAGGAAGTGTTTGGGGACTGTGTCCCCACGTTTACCTCTCCGGCCGAGGCCTCAGACCTGATTCGCTCAT